TTTAATATCACGATGCCTCCACCAATAATTTACAACCGCTTCAGCAATAATAGCATTAGCAGCATTCTCAGGCTTAACAGCATTAACCACAATTTTTGGATAATTAATAGCAATGCTAGGGGCAATAACATTGATGGTAGAAAACACAATGTTAATCAACAAACGGTCCTCGTCACTATAATGCTCATAATGACGACCCTTGTATAAGTCAGTTAAACGCTTCCAAGTAGCGTCATAACCATCATTCTTACGCCACCTCTTAGAAAACTCTAGTTTCTGTTTATATTGCTTAAGATACTCTGATGTTGGTTTCCGTGCCATTATTTATCCTTGCCTTTATGCCAGCCAATATGTTCATCCAACTTACTACCAACCTTGTCCACTTTGTTAGCAACCTGCTTCAACAACTGTCTTGCTTCTGCATGTTGTTCACTATTTTCGCTACGCATCATACTTATTAAAACCACCACTGGACCAGTAATCAACGCAACCACAATAGGAACAATGACGGCTTCCATCATTACATCCAGTTAGTCACAGGTTCAGCATTAATACCGTGAATAGCAGCATCCTCAACTTGTTTCCGTTGCCGTTCACGAACCGTAGGACCATGAAAATCCTCTTTACCGTAAGTAAACCCCAAACGGACACTTTTTACATGGCAACTAAAGCAAACAGCGCCTCTACGGGGCATTTCGTCAGCAATAAAGTTTTTTTGACACGATTCACACTGAATATCCATACAAACATACGAGTTCTGTTCCCAAAACTATCGCAAACCACCATCCCGAACATTATGGGCACCAATAGGAACCTTGTTAGACGATTGGGTGCTCAACAAATGCTGCTCCCACCACAACAAAGTATTCTTCGGAACCACAGAATTAGCCCGATACTCAGGCAACCACACATATTTCAACATCTGATTAGCAATAGCCAAACTAATAGTGCGGTCATCATACGGGCTACCAGCCATCTTCCCGTTCGCCTTACGAACAAAAGTTTTTAACTCAGCCAAAGTCTTATCACAATAAACCTCAATAGCATTAGTACGCAAAGCACCAGCCAACTCGTCAATAGCCAACGGCTTACTAGAAACAGTAGTACGCCAACCCAAAGTATCCGTAGCCTGAGGCGTAACCTTAGATAGACGGCGCTGCTTATAAAGATTACGGTAACCCAAATTCTGTGCAGCCTTCAAAGTGGTCAAACCATGATTATTGGACTCAATACCCAACAACGCCGTGTTATACCACCAACCCATCTGAGCCAACATCTCACCAAAAATATCTGGCTCAACATGTCCATGCCAATGCGCCACAACATAACCATAAGTCGCATTAATAACATGAGCAGAACTATAATCACCATGCTGCAAACCTTCAGCAACATCCGAACCAATCACATAAACAGCCTCAGGGTCAGGAAACTCCCAAACAGAAAAATTACCATTCTCACTAGGGCGAAACTCAACAACATTATTAGAATACGCATGCAAGAACCCGACCTCGGGTTCAACAATTTCCATAGTGTTCAACAAATCTATATCAAAAACAGGATTACCTGACTTGATAAACGCTTCCTCAGGGAAGCGTGGATACTCTTGATGCAACTGCCAAGAAACCATATTTTTTGCTTTAACCGCATACCAGTCATCATCACGGTCACCAGCAGACCAAGGGAAAAATATGCCAACAAACTGATTAGCCCCAGTTTGAGAACCAACCCACAAATTATGAAAAAAGTTACCTGAACCATTAGCGGTGGACAAACAAATCACACGACCACCAACATCCGCAATAGGTTCAATAGAAGCCCACGCTTCTTCAGGATTAGGTAAGAACGCCATTTCGTCCACAATAACCAAATACACTGACTCACCACGAGCAGGGTCATTACCTGATGGCAAAGATTCAATAGCCGACTCGTTACTAAAAATCATTTTCAATTGATGCTCAGTAACCTGCTTTGGACCTTTTTCTTTCATCCAATACGGCAAAAATTTGTAACCATACTTACTTTTAGACAACAACTTCATAGCCTCACGCTCGGTTCTAGATAGCATGACAACAAAACGGTCAGACCAAAAAAATGTTAGCCAAAACGCATAAGCGGCAGCCAAAGTAGAAAACCCAATCTGACGGGCTTTCAAAACAACAGAATACCTAGAATCTAACCAAGTACGAACAGAATCTATTTGCGCTTCACGCAACTTGAAAAGAATCCGTGCACGCTCAGGATGTTTAATAAACCAATAGTTTTCACAAAAATAAACAAAAGCCGCTAACTGCTCATCAATGGTGGCGTTGTCAGGACCTCGGCACAAACGCCACTCTTTTTCATTTAAAAGTTCAGTTAATTCCACTATTTACCCCAAGGCTGCCAACCATTATCGTTTTGTTTTTCAGAATATTCAAAAATAGCCAAAGCAGCACGCAAATTAATCACAGGATTAGACAACTGTGCACATGAATCTAAAACTCCTTGCGACTGCAACCAGCCATTAGGAAAATATCTGCTAGGCAAACACCAAAACTGATTAATTTGCAGCAAACCTCTAGAGCCGCCATTTGGGTCGGTTGGGTTAAATACACTAGGCATACACCTAGATTCACGCCACATCACATAATCCAATTTAGATATATGCGACCTAGACCAACCCACATCCAAAGCATCATCCAACCAATGTCCACATTTGCCAACCAACTCCTTGGAGATGGCATGCGCATGAGTAACAGGCATGATTAAACAAATAGCAACAATGGATATAAACCATTTACGCATAAACACCATCCTAACGGATTGTTATTTCGGTTGTTCTACAAACTCTTTCACCGCTGCTGGAACATCATCGCCAGCAACATAACGAATATGCCAAGGCTCAGATTGAACCTCGTGACTGAAACCAAACTTGTTTTCGTTAGCCAACAGCCACTCCAATATCTTACCACTAGCGTTAGCAACATCAACAGCCAAACCAAGCATATGACGACTACAAGTTTTAGGGTCATCATTAGGTGCAGCCAAAGGCGCTAAACCTTTTTTAAGCCACCATTTCTGACCATTCCAAGTACGACTAGTAGAATTAGCAACAGGTTCTTTCCTGTAGCGTTGCAAAAACGCAGCCTTCTGCTGCTCAATGCTACGAAACTGGTCACCCAAACTAGTTGGCTTCAAAGTAACACCATCTTTAGCCGCAGCGGCAACCATTGCATCCCAAGCATCAGCGGCACACAACTCCATTTTGCCGCCACTAACAGTTTTGCGCAAAATATCTGGCGTAACTTCGCTAGGTTTTTTACCCGCTAAATGACTACAGTATTTTACCTCAACAACAGGATATGGCACTATTTACCAAAAGCCTTGCTGATTTCATCAGCCGACAACTCGCCATCAACACTGGCAGCAGCCAACTTTTGAACAACACCAAACAACGCTGTTAATCCAGCAACACCAGCAGACTTAACAACATCAACACCCAAAATAGCGCCACCAGTAATAATTGGCAAAGCACTCGCAATAAACAGCGAAACCAAACGCTGCCCAAGGTCCAACATTTTTGCAATAGATTTATTCATTGTCATCCTTTTTTGTAAAAGTGATTATGGAATGAACCATAATCGCTACACCCGTAAGAAAAACTGCCTGTCTAAAGGTAGGACCAGACAAAGTAATCAAAACCATGCCAGTTCCTGCCCATGTCCACGCATTATCTACAAGATAATCCAATATGCGTTTCATTATCGTCTAACCTTAGAAGTAGGTAACATTGTTAATGTTGCCCCAACGGCAACCAAAGTACGCCTTTGGGAAACTGGAATATTTGACCCAGTAGGTACATAGTTTTCAAACTGTGAACCAAAAATGTCAATCACTCCCTCAAATGTTTTCCGTACCTCAATGGGGGCTGCTTGAACAGCCTCCACAATTAACGCAGCCTGTTCCTCAGTCAAATCAGCGGGGACAACCTCAGAAAACAACTGTTCTGCATCTTCTTGACTAATTACCTCAAGAATAGCCACATTAGACACCAACTCTGCTGCTTGTTCACTAGTGACATTAGCAGCCAACACAGTTTCTATAATGGCAACAATCTGCTCTGGTGTTGCTTCATCAATAGATTCTATAATCGCAGAAAACTGTTCATCATCAATAAGTTCATCTTCAAGGAACAGTACACTAGTGGTTGATGAACTCTGTACTGCTAATTGTGTTGTTTCTGATATATCTTCCTC